TCGCCGGCCGCAAGGGCTTCAAGGACACCTTCAACTCGGCGCTGTGGCAGCAGGCCACCATCGGCGCGACGGCATTCGCCGGGGCCATCGGCCTGTCGGTGAAGGCCGCCATGGAGTTCGACAAGTCCATGGCCGACGTGCGGAAGGCGATCGACTTCAAGGACGGCGAGCAGGGCCTGAAGAAGTTTGGGAACCAGCTGATCAAGCTCTCCACCGAGCTGCCCTACACCGCTGCGCAGCTGAGCCAGATCGCCGCATCCGCCGGCTTCGCGGGCTACGCCGAGAACGAGATCATCCCCTTCACGCGCGCGGCCGCGCGGATGGGCGTGGCGTTCCAGATGACCGCAGACCAGGCGGGCGACGCGATGGTGGCCCTGCGAGCGTCGATGGGCCTCACCCAGCCGCAGGTGGAGAACCTAGGCGACGCCATCAACTTCCTCTCGGACAAGTTCCAGGGCACGGTCAGCGCGGGCGACCTAACGGAGGTGACGCGGCGCATCGGCGCGATCGGCAAGGCTGCCGGCCTCACCTCCGAGCAGGTGGCGGGGATGGGCGCCGCGTTCCTGGCCTCCGGCACCCCGGCTGAGGTGGCGTCCACCGGCCTGAAGAACTTCCTCAACGCCCTCACCAAGGGCCAGCAGGCCACCCAGTCGCAGAGCTTCGCGCTCGCCACCCTCTTCAGCGGGGGCGACATGGCGGAGACCCTGAAGCGCGGGAAGGGTGCGGCAAAGAAGGAGGCGAAGAAGGCCGCCGTCGGCATCGCCGAGGAGCTGGCGAAGGGGATGCAGACCGCTCCGGAGGCGACGATCAAGAGCGTCCTCGAGCGGATGACCAAGCTGCCGAAGGAGCAGCAGGTGAGCATCGCCGGGGCCCTGTTCGGGGAGGAGAGCAAGTCGGCGATCATGCCGCTGCTCACAAACCTCAAGCTGGTGGAGCAGGGCTTCGACCTGGTGCGCGAGAAGTCGGCCTTCGCCGGGTCGATGCAGAAGGAGTTCGCCAACCAGCAGAGCACCGCCTCTGCCCAGATGACGATCTTCCGCAACGGCATCAACGCCCTGGGGATCAGCCTCGGGACCGCGATCCTGCCGAGCCTGAACGCGATCATGAAGGGCCTCGGCCCCATCCTGGTGGGCTTCGCCGAGTGGGCGCAGAACAACCAGTGGCTGGTGACCGGCATCGTGCTGATCGGCGGCGCCCTGGCCGGCCTGGTGATCGCCCTGCCGATCATCGCGGGGGTGATCACCGCCATCGGCACCATCGGCGCAGCGATCGCGGCAGCGAGCCCGATCATCGCCGGCCTCGGCACGGTGTTCATGGTGCTCGCCACCGGCCCGATCGGCATCGCCGCCGCCGCGATCCTCGGCATCGGCGCCCTGGCGTTCGTCATCGTCAAGAACTGGCGGCCGATCAGCGGCTTCTTCTCCCGCCTCTGGCAGAGCGTGATCCAGGCCACCAGCCGCCTGCCGATGGCGCTGCTCGGGATCATCGCCCCGATCCCCACCGCCATCTGGCTGCTCTTCACCAGGGCGAACATCGGGCAGCGGATCATCACCTCGATCATCGACGGGCTGAAGGCCCGGGCCGGCGCTCTCTTCGGCTGGATCGGCGGCGCCGTCAGCCGCATCGGCTCGATGGTCGGCGGCGGCGGGGAGGCCCCTGCGGCTCCGGCTGCCGCCCCCTTCACGGCGGTGGCGCCCAGCAACAACATCGTGCCCGTGCCCTCGATCCCTGGCCGGGCCCTCGGCGGCCGCGTCCGCGCCGGCTTCCCCTACATCGTGGGCGAGCGGCGCCGTGAGCTCTTCGTGCCCGGTCTCGACGGGTCGGTCGTGCCCCGCGTCGCTCGGCCCCTCTCCGCCGCTGCCATGGCGGCCCTGCTGGCTGGCCCTGCCCCCGCCGCCGGGGCCACCTCGCGCGCGCCGCTGGTGCTCAACGCCAACGTCACGATCAACGCCTCGGGCGGCGACGCCAACGCCATCGCGCACCAGGTCGAGGTTGCGCTGGCCGACATGGTGCGCCGCCTCGAGGCCGAGCACCGCACCCTGCTGAACGACTGACCATGGCCCGCCCTCTCTTCCAGCTCGGCGACTTCCAGTTCGACATCCCCAACGGCGTGCCGCAGTCGCTGGACCGCACGGCCGAGTTCCGCTGGGAGCAGCAGGACCGGCTGCTGCGGGATCCGGCGCTGCAGTTCCTCGGCCCTGGAGCACAGGAGATCACCCTGGACGGGGTGCTGCTGCCCGGCCTCTCCGGCACCCAGGCGACGATGGAGACGCTGCGGACCCTGGCCGCGAAGGGCGAGCCGCAGATGCTCACCAACGGCAACGGCCGGGTGTTCGGGAAGTGGGCGATCCGCCAGATCCGCGAGGGCCAGAGCACCTTCGCCCCCGGCGGCGGGGCCCGCCAGATCACCTTCTCCGTCTCCCTCGGCCGCTACGTGGAGGACGACCCCGGCCAGGCCGCCAGCCCGCTGGCCCTGGCGAACGTGTCGTCGCCATCCTCTGCCCTCGCGCAGCTGGCGGCCGGCGTCGGCCTGTTCACCGCATCCGGCGGGGCCTTCGACGCCATCGGCCTCAACGGCCTGGCCTCGATCGCCGGCCTGCCGGTCTCCCCCCAGGCGGCGGGCCTGAACCTCGGGCAGGTGGCATCGATCGCGCGGGCGATCACCAACCGCGACTACGTGGGCGCGGCGCTTGGCGCCTTCGGCCTCGCCGGCATCGACACCAGCCAGGCCGGCGGCTGGCTCCAGCAGGGCATCAACGCAGCGCAGATGGTGCAGCAGGTGGCCCAGGGCCGCGGCGCACCGGCGATTGCCGTGGCCCTCGAAGCCCTCCGGCCCGCCACCTCCGGGGTGCTCCAGGCGATCGGCGGATCGGGCCCGGCCGGCGCCGCCCTCGGCGACATGGTGCGCAACGCCGCCACCATCACCACCATCCTGGATGTGGACCCCTTCATCACCTCCGCCGTGCGGGGCCTGATCCAACCATGAGCCAGCTCTACGTCACCCAGCAGTTCGATGAGATCGATGCCATCTGCTGGCGGTACTACGGCCGCACCCAGCAGACGGTGGAGGTGGTGCTGGCGGCGAACCCGGGCCTGGCGGACATGGCCCCGGTCCTGCCCGATGGGCTGGTGATCAGCCTGCCGGAGCTCCCGGCCCCGAGCACCACCGAGACGGTGAGGATCTGGGATCCATGAGCACCCCCTCGTTCCGCATCGAGGCCGACGGCACCGACATCACCGACAGGATCCGCGACCGGCTGGTGAGCCTGCGGATCACGGACCAGGCGGGCCAGCAGTCCGACAGCCTGGAGCTGACGATCGATGACCGCGACAAGCGGATGGAGGTGCCCCGCTACGGGGCCTGGCTGCGTGTCTGGCTTGGCTACAGCAACGGCGCCCGCAAGCCCACCTACATGGGCGCCTACGCCGTCGATGACGTGGACCTGAGCATGGGCCCTCGGTCGATGGTGATCCGCGCCACTGCGGCGCAGACGGCCCCGGAGCTGGTGAAGGAGAGCCGCACCCAGAGCTGGGACCGCAAGACCCTGGGCCAGATCGTGCAGGAGATCGGGAAGCGCAACGGCCTGCAGGTGGTGGTGAAGGGCGACCTGGCGGGCCTGCAGATCCAGCACGAGGACCAGACGAACGAGACGGACCAGGGCTTCCTCACCCGTCTGGCGGAGCGCTACGGGGCGGTGATCAAGCCAGCGGACGGGAAGCTGGTGGTGGTGCCCCGGGGCCAGCCGAACACCGCCGGCGGCGCGACGATCCGCCTCGAGGAGGTGAGCAACTGGCGGGCGACGCTGAAAGGGCGCGGCGCCTACGGCGGGGTGAAGGCCCGATGGATCGACCGCACCACCAACACCGAGAAGGTGGTGACGGCGGGCGAGAGCAGCGGCCAGCTGCCGGTGTTCGAGGAGCGCCAGCTGCACAAGACCCAGGCGGAGGCGGAGAAGGCGGCGGCGGCCCGGCTGCAGTCCTTCCGATCGGGGGAGGTGCGGGTGAGCCTGCAGATGCAGGGCCGGCCGGACGTGAACGCCGAGGGGAGCATCACGCTGCGGGGGTTCCGGCCGGAGGTGGATGGCACCTGGCAGGCGAAGAGCATCACGCACGATCTCGCGGGCGGGGGCTACAGCACCTCGGTGGAACGCGGCACCGAGGGCAGCGACAACGACGAGTGGACATCGGGCCAGGCCGGCGGCGGCGTGGGTATGAACGGGGTGCGAGCCGGGGCGAACAACGGCCGGCCGGCGAGCGAGAAGGCGCGGCTGATCGCGCAGGCGGCCGAGCGCGCGCGCGGGATGAACACCAGGGGCGGCCCGGACGGTGGCAACAACGCCTGCCTCTACGCGGTGAACAAGGTCCTGCGCAGCGCTGGCATCACGCCACCGTGGGGCAACAGCAACTACGTGCCGAACGCTCGATCGGTCCTTGCCGGCGGGGCCGGCACCCTGCTGTCGGGCCCGGAGCCTGGCGCCATTGCGATCATGCGCGACAACGGCAGCCCGCCATACCCCCACATCGGGGTGGTGCAGACCGACGGGCGGACGATCATCAGCAACAGCTCCAGCCGGGGCAGCTTCACATGGTCGGCGGGCGAGGGGAGCTACACCAGCGCCTACGGCCGCACGCCCGAATACTGGCGGCTTCGGTAACCTATCCCTGACGGAGGAGGCTTGATGGCAGAGGACACAGAGAAGGTCTCGCACCTCAAGATCTACGAGGAGCTGATCATTGTCCGCACGAAGCTGGACACGTTCATGACCGGGCAGAGCACGAGGGACGATGCAGACAAGAGGCGCGACGATCGGATTGATGCAGTCTCCGCCAGGGTGAACATCGGCCTAGGTATCTGCCTCGTGCTCAGCCTGCTGGTGCCGCTCATCGTGACAGCTGCCGCCCCGCGCTTACACTTCGGCCAACAGGTGGAAGCCCAAGATGAGCGCAGGCCCTGACCTGATCCTCGACCCGACCCCGTACTTCGAGCACTGGAAGGGGCTCCCCCATCAACGGGCGGCGCTGGTTCAGTTCTGGGAGAAGGTGCCCGCCAGCCTGAAGAGAAAAGACGCCGAGCACTTCCACACCTGGCGGCAGGACGGCAAGCAGGAGCAGCCGCGCACCCGCACCAATCCGCTGCAGGTGCCCTACTACAGCCAGCGCGACAGCGAGACCGGCCACGCCCTGCGGATGTGCTTCAGCAGCGCCTGCGCCATGCTCCTGGAGACGATCCGGCCCGGCACGCTGCAAGGCCCGAACGCCGACGACCGCTACCTGGGGCGCGTGCTCCGCTACGGCGACACCATCGACGCGGCGGCGCAGCTCCGCGCCCTCCAGTCGTTCGGTGTCACGGCGCGCTTCGTCCAGAACGCCGACTGGGGGACGATCGAGCGGCAGATCGACCGCGGCATCCCGGTCCCGATCGGCATCCTCCACCATGGCCCCGTCGGCGCGCCATCCGGCGACGGCCACTGGATCACCGCGATTGGCCACACTGCTGACGCGATCATTGTTCACGATCCGTTCGGCGACCTGGACCTCCTCTCGGGCAGGTACATCAACAACTGGGGCGCCCGCCTCCGCTACTCTCGCAAGAACCTTGGCCCGCGGTGGATGGTCGAAGGACCGGGCACCGGCTGGGCCATCATCGCCACCGCCTGAGGCACCATGCAGATCCTGAGCTACCTGATCGACAACCACCGCGCCCTGTTCGAGATCGCCATGGCGGCTCACGCCGTCGCGATGCTGGTGGTGAACCTCACCCCCTCGCCAAAGGATGACGAGGCCGTGGGCACCGCCGGGGTGGCGATGCGGCAGTTCTACCGCGCGCTGGAGATCCTCGCCGGCATCGTCTCCCCCCTGGCGAAGCGCTGATCATGGGGCAGATCGACGACAAGGCCCTCGTTCGCCAGATCGAGCTGCACGAGGGCCTGCGCCTCAAGCCCTACCGCTGCACGGCGGGGAAGCTCACCATTGGCGTGGGCCGCAACCTGGAGGACCGGGGCATCACCCTGTCCGAGGCGCGGATGCTCCTGGCGAATGACCTGGCGGACGTGCGGAACGGGTTGCTGAACGCCCTGCCGTGGGTGGCGAAGCTCGATGACGTGCGCCAGCGGGTGCTGATCGACATGGCCTTCAACCTGGGCCTCAAGGGACTGCTGGAGTTCAAGCGGACGCTGGCCGCCGTGCAGGCGGGGCAGTACCAGCAAGCGGCGACGATGATGCTGCAGTCGCGGTGGGCGAAGCAGGTGGGCCAGCGTGCGGAGCGGCTGTCTCGGATGATGGTGACGGGCGCGGACCCGCGCGAGCTGTGGAGCTGAGGGCAGCGAATGGCCGGGCCAGGTAACATGGCCGGCATGGAAGGCAGCGGCGACAACAGGGTGCAGGGGATCCCGGCCTGGGTTGGGCCGCTGATCCTCACTGTGATCGGTGCGACCGTTGGCTCGGCTTCGGGCTGGGCGCTGGGGATGACCAGCAGTGTGGGCTCGAGGCTCGACACCCAGACCGTTCAGCTAGCAACGCTGAAGACCACCCTCGACGCGCTGTGCAAGCAGCTGGAGAACCAGCCCGCGATCGACAAGGCCCAGGATGAACGCATCCGGCAGCTGGAGCTGCAGGTGCGCACCCTGGGCCATCGCTGATCAGATCGTGATCAACATGCCGCCGAACCCGGTGAACGTGGTCGTCCCCCAGGGGGCCAGGCCCAACCTGTCCGCCTCCGCCTTCCGCTGACGCAGCACCCGCACGGCAGCCGCCTGACCCACCATCAGTCCGTCGGTCACGTCGCTGCGGTAGTGCACGCCAAGTGCTCCGCGTCCGCTGAAGCCCTTGTTCCAGGCGAACCGGCGCAGCTCACCATGCACCGTAAGGGTGCTGGAGCTGGCGGGGATCAGCGACATGCCGTCGGGTCTGGCCTGAATCGGTGTCAGTGGCCAGGGCCTGTCCTGGTAGGTGGCCATCATCACCACCGCTTCGGCGGCGGCGGTGACTGAATGGCCCGAAGGCCAAGCCGGGTGCATCGGCGATCCCTCAGCGATCGGCAGCGGCAGCCGGCCGCCCCAGGGTGCCAGCAGCGGGGCCCCGCGCTCGTGCCAGAGGGGGTGCAGCACCTCCTGACGGGCGAGCAGCTCCTCCGGGCGGGCGCGGCGGGGGCCTCCCCACTTCAGTGCCCAGCAGTCGTAGAAGGCCTCATCACTGGCCTCCGCCAGCAGGCACTGGGCCGACGCGGGGCCGCCGTAGTCGGTGAACCCGGCCTCGGCCGGCAGGGGCGGGAACAGGGAGCTCCGGGGCACCCGCAGCTGATCGAGGATCAGCATCGAGTGCAGGCCCATCAGGTAGGGAGGGTCTACGTGCATGGCCGAGGCCATGGCCCGGGGCGTGTTGATGTAGACCTCAGCCCCGAAGGACTGGCTCTCGATCGGTGCCCCCCGCAGCATCGCCGCCTGGGTCTCGGCGGTCACGCCATAGACGCCGGTGCGCAGGCGGTAGCGCTGCTCGGCAAGCATCGCCCCCATGGGAACGGGCAGCAGCAACAGCTGGGAGACGTAGGGCTCTGGGCTGGCCTGCTCCTCCGACCGGAACAGCGAGTTCGGCCTGGTCGGGCCCTGCAGGATCCCGCCCAGCCCGTCGAGCGGGTTGCCGCGGCGCTGGACGGCTTCGTTCATGCTGCGCCAGGGGGTGTCCAGCTCGCGAGCGAGTAGGGCCAGCTCGATCAGCTCTGCAGCGGCCTGGGCGCTGTCGTCGGCGGGGTAGTCACCAAACCCGACGGGCGGCGGCTGGACGCCGAACCGTGGGCTGGCCAGCTTCATCCGGCCGGTCAGCCGGATCGCCCGGAAGGCGGCATCGCGCTCAGCCGGCGGGGCCAGCAGTGCGGCGTCGAGGGTGTCGGGATCGTGGCCCTTGGCGAATGGTGTGTTCATGGTGGTAGTGGAGGGTTACCGGCTCTTGGCCGGGCGCTTCTTTCGCTTCATCTGCTCGGGCAGCATCTGGCCCTTGATCCGTGCATACCTAGCGTTCAGAGCGCCCCACACATCGCGATCCTTGAACTCGAAGTGCACCGTGCCCTTCTTGTAGGGGCGGAACAGGAAGAAGCCCCAGTCGTGCCACATGCCTGGCTCGTAGCTGTTGCTGTTGATGTCCTCGGGCGTGCGCACCTCCTCGATGGGACGGCCGGTGATGAAACACAGCGCCTTGATCAGATCCTGGATGTCATCCCACTGGCCGCCGTAGGTCTGGAGCCGCACCTTGCCGGGGTTGCTCCAGGCCAGCTCCGCCAGCCCCCTGCAGATGAACCGCTGGTTCAGCATGTAGCCACTGTTGGTGGCCCAGCCCTCCACGCCGTAGCGGTTCTCTTTGGTGTAGCGGGTCAGCTCATCGATGGCCTCCTCCACTGCACGATCGATTCGCTGCTCCTGCGTGCCGGCGACAATCTGGAGCATCCGGTAGATGTTCCGCTCGGTGAACGGGATCTTGCTTTGCTCTTCTACAAACCGGTTGATGTCCTTCGCGAGCTGACTGGTGGCCATCTGCTGCGGCAGGAACTCATCGAAGACATGCTTCCAGGCGGCTTTCTGCAAATCCTTGCGGAACCGGTTGCGGGTGACCGCTTCACCCTCGACCGTGACCTGCAGGCCCAGATCCTTGCCGAAGAATCCGTCCAGGACGTTGCGGAGGCGCACGCCGGCCGCCACCTGCTCGTCGTAGATGCGGCAGGCCTCGACGTAGCGGTTCACGATGTCGCGGCTGCGCCGGTAGGGGATGATCCCCTCGCCCTGGGCTTCGAGGTCGTCGGGCCCGAGGAAGAAGCCATCGAACTCATCAGCTCCGCTTGCACGTTGGCCCGGCTTGGTGAGGCGCACCAGGCCGACGCTCACCCTGGTGGGCCGCTCGGCGGTGTTGAAGCACTCGCCTAGGCCTTCCTTGCTGCCGTAGGCCTCGATGAGCTTCGCCACCTGGAGCTGCAGGCCCCGGAAGTGGCCCGAGATGGTGTTCCAGTTGGCGAGGCTCACGATCTCGCAACCGGGCGGGGCGATCTCCCAAGCGTGCAGGATGTGGCGCTCGTCGGCCGAGAAGGGTGGGTTCATGCAGATCAGGTCCACGTGGCTGATCTGATCTGCCGTGACGGTCAGCCAGTCGTTGCCGATCAGGCGGCTGTCGGGGATGGCGGCAAGGATCGCCCGGAGCTTCGGTTCCGGCTCGACGGTCAGCACCTCCTGGGCAAAGCGAGCGAGGGCATGGCGCACCAGGTTGCCGCTGCCGGCGCTGGGCTCCACCACGACCTTGCCGCGCAGGTCGAGGGGGTCGAGCATGGTGGCCGCCACCTCGGGCGGCGTGGGGTAGAAGTCGGGGTTGAACATCAGGCCCGATCCTCGAAGTTCATGTGGGCCACAACCTTGTCGATCAGGAGCTGGGGCACCTTGGGCGCTTTCGGAAACCACCGAGTGCAGCGCCAGTCGCAGGTGTGGGGATCCCATTCGGCGATCTGGTCCAGCAGCTTGCGTTTGCCGTTGTGACGCAGGAAGCGAACCAGGTTGGGGTTCCTCCGATCCAGCGGATCTTGGATGACGGCCCAGCCGGTGGCTTGGCATTTGTAGATGACGTGCAGTGCCATCACGCCACCTCCTGCGGCTGGACAGGCTTGCCCAGGATCTCCAGGCGGTCGAGCCGCACGATGGCGTGCGCATGCTGCTCTTCGATCGGCCGCAAGGTGCCGATGACGCCGACCAGGCTGCCCTGATCCATTGACTCGAACACTTCGATGTCGCGCTGGTGGTGCGCCTGGCACTCGACGACAAGCTCAGGCCGCTGGCCCCGACCTTTGACGGTCAGCAGGAAGGAAACGTGGTCGGAATGGCGCTGCAGCTGCGAGACGCGGCCCACGAGGGTGATGGATGAACGTGCTGAACGGGACATGGGATGCAGTGGGGGAGGGGATGGCCGGGCATGCCGCGGCGGGCTAGGGTCAGCCTCTGCGCCGGGGAGCGCGAGGCTTGCGCGGCGGCTCGGTCTTCATCTCCTGGGCCACAGCCGCCCAGGCTTGTAGCCGATCAGAAGCCATGGACTGGCCATCCTGCAGGGCGGCGAACTCGGCGTCCCACTCGCGGGCAAACGCCTTGGCGCGATCCAGGCTGCCCATGCAGCTGCCCATGGCCATGCCGGTGTTGATGTGGGTGAAGTTCCAGAGCCCCTGGATTTCCTTGAAGTAAAACTGGCCATCGTCTGAATCGAACCTTATCGGCTTGTGGATGGCGATGCCTTTGCCGGCCCATGCCGGCGTGATCGTGACGCGCTGTTCGCCACGGTTGCGGAGCTGGTAGTGGAGCTCGACGGTGCGGGGCATGGCTGCTTGGCGGGATGCGGTGGGAGGGCTCTCGGCCCGTGATGGAATCATCCGCGCTGCCGCCCCCAACCGCCCAGGGCTCGTAACAATCGTTCACATTCCCAAGTCGTCGCTCACCCGCTCCACCGCCGCACGCGCCGCATCATCCACCAGGTGGGCGTACCGGCTCGTGGTCTGCGTGCTCCGGTGCCCCAGCAGCTGGCCCACCACGCCCAACGGCTGGCCCGCCGACAGGGTGTAGGACGCGAACGTGTGGCGCAGGTCATGCACCCGCAGACCCTTCACCCCCGCGTCCTCGAGCAGCGCCAACCACATCCGCCGATACCCCACCAGCGGCCGCTCTCTGCTCTCCCCCGGCACCACCCATCGGCTGCCGCCGGCCGCGGCCTCCAGGGCCCGCAGCACCTCCACCGCCCGATCGCTCAGCCGCACCTCGCTGGCCCCGGTCTTCCCCCGCTCCGCCGGCACCAGCAGCACACCCCTGGCCCAGTCGATCTCCGACCACTGCGCCTCCATCACCTCCCGCAGCCTGGCCCCGGTGAGCAGCAGCAGGCGCACCAGCTGGACGAACCGCCAGCGGATCGCCAGCGGGCCCGTGGCCTCCCACCGGGCCATCGCCTCGCGCAGGCGGCCCAGCTCCTCCGGGCTGGCGTACCGGCGGCGCTGCCGCTCCGGGTGGGCCTTCACCCCACGCACCGGGTTGCTGGCGACCGGCCGCCACCCCCACTCCTCCGCCAGGCCCATCGCCACGCCGAGCACCTCCAGGGCCCGGTTGGCGGTCGCCGGCTGCGGGTGGCAGGCATGCCACTCGCGCACCTGCTCGCGGGTGAGGGCGGCCACGCGCACGCGCGCGAACGCCGGCAGCAGGTGCCGCCGCCAGAGGATCTCGTCGTTCCGGCCCGATCGCTTCCGGCTGGCGTGGGCCTGCAGGTGGCGGGCGGCGAGGACCTCGATCGTCGGGGCCTCCCTGGCCGCCCGCCGCTCTGCCCCCGGGTCCCCGCCGGCGCGGACGCGCGCGAGGGCCGCCCGGGCGATCTCTCGCGCCTGGTCGGGGGACAGCTCAGCAGGGGTGCCCAGCTTCAGTTCCCGCTGCTGGCCATCGACGCGATGGCGCAGGTAGTAGGTGCGGGCCCCCGAGGGGAGCACCAGCAGGCAGAGGCCGGGCACCAGGGTGTCGTTGAGGCGATACCGGCGCAGGCGGGGGAGGGCGCGATCAACGGCGGTTCGGGTCAGCTTCACGGGCCTTCTCCTCCTTGGGCCCGACCCGGAAGATCAGGTAGCCGGGGGTGCCGCAGACTCCTGACTCAAAGTCGACCAGACCGCAGCGCTTCAGCTCCAGCATGATGCCACTGATGCCACCGCGCTTGCTGTGTTGGAACAGGGTGATCAGTTCCTCGACGGTGACCCTGCGGACAGGGGTGGGGTTTAGGCGAGCCAGGGCCAGGCAGTTGATGAAGGCCCGGTTGGGGATGCGATGGCGGTTGTCGAGTAGGTAGGTGACGAGGGCGGTCTCAGTCATCGGCCTGCTCCTCCTGCTGCTGGCGCGGCATGGTGCGCCGAGCGGCGGCCCACTCTGGCCTCCAGTTGCTGGCGCAGTGCCCTGCTCTTCCCGTAGGCCTGGCCCAGGTTCAGCGTGACCATCTGCGGCATCTCTCGCCTGGTTTCGATCCGCCGGCCCCTGGCCCTGCGCGCGCGGCGCTTGCGGCCGAAGTGGGTGGGGGCGGTGCGGCGGGGCAGTGGGCGTTCCCAGCGGTCGAGCTGCTGGCGGGCAGCGGCCGGAAAGAGGTAGCCAATGGCGTCTGCCGTGTGGCGAGCAGCGTGGCCAACCCGCTGGAAGCCGGCGGCAATCGCCTCCATCTGCGCCGGTGTGGGGATGAACCGGGAGAGATCAGACATCGGCCTGCTCCTGGGCGGCCAGGTTCTTCACCCGGAAGTGGCGCTGAACCTCGGGGGGCAGGGCGTCGAAAGTGCGCTGCTGCAGCCTCCAATCCTTGTCGGCGTAGATCAGGCCGAGAAGGTATTGGCTCAATGCAAGCTCGTAGACCGCAATGTCTTGCTGAGGGAACCAGTCAAACTCACGGCCATCTTCAATGGCCTCAACCATGGACCTGCCGCCAAAGATAGCGGCCATGAGCTTGAGGGTTTGCCGTTCTTTGGCGTGGCTGGTGGATGAATCAGACATGGGGCGGGAATGCGGTGGGATGCCGGGAGCCGTGGCCCCCAATGTCGTCATCTTCGGCCCTGCCCCCCCCCGCCGCCGCGTCTCGTAACAATCCGTAGCATTCCCACGACGTTCCCACAGATCCCCGTGATCGGCAGGGATACCCCAGGACCCACCGGGAGTCCAGGCCCCAGGGAAACCGGGCCATCGGGAGCTGCAGGGATCACCAAGGACCCCGGAACACAAGGCTCATAACCTGAAAGTCGCAGGTTCAAATCCTGCCCCCGCATCCAAGGAAAAGCCCCGTAGGCCAATGGCTTACGGGGCTTGAGCATTCCGGCGACAGCCTACAGCGTGGCGGGCGTTCCCACGCAGTGACCACAGATGAGGTCATCGGTCACGACACCATTCCCCAGTCGATGGTGATGGCGGGATGGAGGGTGCCATCCACGATCAGGCCAGCCGCCTCTTTCCTGTTCAGGCCCGTCATCCTGATCGAGAGCTGGTCAATCAGCTGCTCACGCATGGTTTCCTTTTCCTTGCGGGCCTGCTGTTCGCGTTCTTCCCGGTTTCTGGACACCTCCGCCATTGCCGCTTCCATTGCTACCCGATCGGCCTCAGCCAGAGCCGCGCGGTGATCTGATTCTTTGACCTTGGCCTCAGCATCAGCCACTGCACGGGCAGCAGCAGCGGCAGCCTCCTGCCGGCCCCTCTCCACCCACTCGGCTTGCCGGGCTTCTTCCTCAGCCTTCTGGCGGGCTTCCTGCTCTGCGGCCAGCCGCTGAGCTTCGGCTGCCTCCAGGGCCTCGCGCTTCTCGCGTTCGACAGCGGCGGCATGAAGGGCCTCCAGGATCCGCAGGCCAGTGTCAATCTCACTGTTGGCCTGCTGCTCAAACTCCTCCATGTCGCCAGTTGGGCACACCTGCAGCCAGATGATGGCCTCGCGAATGGTGGCGGCAGGCTGGTCAGGAATACTGGCGCTCTGGACCATGGCAGAAATGAGCCGCAGCTTTTCCTCATGCGCCGCCACCCGGTCCTTCTCCCGCTGGGTGATGACGTCCAGCGCTTGCTGGTGTGGCTCGATTAGACCAAGGATCTGCGCCTCCAGCCCCTTAGCCTGGCCATCAACAGCCCGGCCGTACTCCAGTGCATAGGCCTTGGCTTCTTTGCGTGCCGCTTCGATTCGAGCACGAATCTTTCGCAGGCCGGCGATGTAGCTGCGGGCGGCTTTATCGCCATTGGAGTCCTCGTAGTTGAATGACTCGACGGCTTGCTGCTTGGCGATCTCAACGTCGCTAACCAGGGCTTCGTATTGGCTGATCGTGATGGCCTTCGGCTCGATGGCCAACGATTGGGTAGTGGTCATGACTGATTAGAAGGGGAATGGATGGGACGAAAGTGCCGGCATGGGCTCCGGCGGGCCGCGGGGTCAGGGCCTGGTCGGTGGCTTGCAGCCCCGGTGCTCGGCGTTGATGCGCCGCTCCAGTGCCACCAGCTCTTTGATCGCCATGGGCAGCTGCAGATCCTGAGCGAACCCGCAATGCAGGCAGCGGATCTGCGACGGGTGGCGGCTGGCGTCGATGATCAGGTGGTCAGCCATTGCCCTGCACCTCCCGATCCCGCGGATCCACCCAGGGCAGGCCGATCAGGCGGAACAGATCCGGCTCCGTCCGCACTGGCACCACCGTGCCGTCGGCGCGGCGCAGCAGGCCGCCCTCGGAGTGGTAGCCAGCCCGCACCCAGGCCCGGGCCAGTACCTGGTGGCTCCAATCCGCCGAGCCGGTGCGGATCGCTCGCTGCAGGCCGTAGCCGTCGGCTTCGACCATGAACAGATCGAGCCTGATCCCCTCCGGCAGGATCCGCTGCGTGTACTTGCAGGGGAGCTCCCCCTTCACCTTCTTCCACTGATTCACCACTGTGGCGAGACCGTTGCAGAACAGCGGCAAGGCGTCGTAGGGGCGGGGAACGCACACGATCTCGATGTCGCCGATGGTGGGCCGCTGGCGGCGCAGGCTGCCGGCCAGGCTGATCACATCGCAGTGTGGCTCTAGCTGCTGCATCACGCCGACGGCGATGTGCTCGGCTTCGGCCAGCGGCAGGCGGTTGGTGGTGGTGCTCACGGCTGCCCCTCCCCCTTGTCGGCGGCGGGCACCGGGAGCGCCCAGTGGGGGAGCAAGTGGGTGTGGATGGATGGGTTGATTTTGTTCAGCTTCCAATGTTCGAGCACAGGATTGAAGCAGTGAACACGCTCAAAGTCATCGCAATCAGAGAACTCCGGCCAGCCATCACTCACCTCCACCGGCAGCACCGCAGCGCCGCCCCAGCGGGCAAGCACGGCGCGGGCATTGCCCACCACTTCCTGCAGCGAGTCGCAGCCCATGATCGGATGCCACCACTCCCCATCCACCAACTGGGCACCATCGGCGCTGCCGTCGCCGGGCTCATAGGCCGGGTACAGCAGCGATCGAAGGGTGGGCATCTTCGGCAGTGGCCCCGCCTCGCGGGTGGGGGATGGGAGCAGCGCGGGCCAGTTCGGATGGTACAGAATCGCCTCCGCCAATTCATGGCTGTTATCAGGCAGCTCGCGGATAATGGCCGCCAGCTTCAGTACAATCGCGTCGTTGGTTTCAGGGTCAACCGCCTCGCGGGTGGCGGCCGGCGGGGTGGTGGGGCGGGCGTAGCGGGACAGCTCCACGCGGACCTTGTCGAGGCACTCGCTGAAGTCGGAGGAGATCATGTATTCGTCGTCGTTCGTATCAGCGGAGCAGCCCAGGGCCCACAGACGCTCCTTCAGTGCGTCCCATTCTTCAGCGCTGATCTCCGCCCCCGTATGCGGCAGCGGCCCCGCCTCGCGGGTGGCGGCCGGCAGGGTGGCCAGGCGGTGCATGGCGGGGTCTGACTGAGGTGCCGAGGATTCCTCGGTAGCTGCCTGCTGCTGCTCGCCACGAAACAGCGGGCCGATCCTGGGGTGGCGCATCAGATGACGCGCAATGCTCATCCGATCCATGTCGTTGATGCCGGAGAGCACCACAAACAGATCCTCTGTCGTCATCCCAGTTGACACCTTCGGAGTCTCCAGTGCCGCTACACGGTCGGCCAGGGCCAGGACGATGCCAACAAGATCCGGCTCAGATTGCACCAAGTCCAAACCCTTCAGGAACTTAATGCGCAGCACACGTAATGCGCGGCTGTAGTCAAATGAATCTTCATCCATGGTGAACTGAATGCAATGGGTAACGTGGTCATCATCCGCCCCAGGCGGCACAACCACCTAGGGCCTGTAGCAATTCGTAACCTATGCCCGGCGCCACTGGCTGCCGGCCGCCGTACCCCCGGTTTGGATTGCCCACTGGATTGCCCGGTATGACACCCGGTATGTCCTGGCGGCGCTGATCATTGTCGGGAACCTTTGGCCCGTGAGCACTCGAACCACCGGCGAGATGTTTCGCAGCCGCACGGGTGGCATCTCCGCCAGATCACTCGCCAGTTGCTCGTTGCTGAGAAGCTGCAACAGATCAGACTCTGGCAGCCCGGCAAAATACTGAGGGTTCTTCTTCGCAAACATCCGCAGGTGCGTGCGAGACACGAAGAACGGACGGCCGATACGCTTGGCGTAGAGCTCGTGGCCATTGATCCACTTGAGAACAATTTTCCTTTTCAGCTTCAGCATTTCAGCGATGTACGCGGTAGTGATCCATTCGCCACAGCTGTAGAGAGACAGCCCTATGTCTTCCGCATGGGCTTTCATGGCGCTCTCCGTCCGTTTCCGCCAGCCGCGCCGCCGGGCCTGCCCCTTCATCTCCGTCACCACCATGAACCACGGCATGTCGCCGCAGAGCGACGAGAGGTGTTCTTCCTCCTCCGGCGTCCACGGGTAGCCACTCATGGCAGGGACCTCACGTAGGTGGTGAGGCCCACGGTCTGGCGGAGCAGCACCTGGCGGCGCAGGGCCTCATCCAGGCTGAACGCGACCCAGGCGCTGGCCGGGTCATCGGTGAAGCCGGCTGTCCCGTCAGCCGGCGGCATGAGCCACTGGCCCATGCGCTGCAGCCCGTAGCGGCGGCTGCGGTTCCGGGAGGCGTAGGTGGACCAGCTCATTGGATCGGCATCCACAGGGCGTCGACGAGATCCTGCTTGCGGGCCAGGTGGATGGCTCGGCCGCCAGCCTGGCTCAAGCCCTGGCTCCTGGCGATACGGCGCAGCTCTCCAACGGGCATGAAGGCGAGATCAGCGAAGCGAGCGCGGCCATCGTGATCGATGATCAGCGCTGGCTTGTTCATCACGATCCGCTCGGTCACAGCCACCGGCTTCGCATCGAACAGGCTGCCCAGCCGCACCGGCCACGGCCGGCGGCCACCAGCCAGGCGATCGTTCAGCCAGTGGACCAGCTCACCGGCGGCCATGCCGGCGACGTAGGTGAAGGCCACGGCCGTCGCAACGACACGGGACCAGCGGTGGAGATCAGGGCCCAGGTCGTGCGCCAGGGCCGCCCGGGTGGAGGTGGAGAGTTGCATGACTGCGTGGAGAGGGGAACAGGTGGGGGATGGTTCAGAACCGGCTGCAGGCCGACACGTTCTGCACCCAGCTGAGGCACGTGCGCTCGAGGCGCGTCTCGTCACTCCCCGCCCAGGCGAAGGCCGCCAGGATCAGGAACACCACCCCCAGGGTGGCGACAGGGCGGAGAGGCATGGTGATGGTGCGCATGACTGTGACTGCAGGTTGGAATGGGAAGGGCCAGGATTGCTCCCGGCCCCGCCATCATCCCGACCGCTGCGGCACGATGCAGTGCCCCCGTAACAATCCTTTACACAAAGGCTGACGGGGCAGGGCGCGGCGGCGCGGCGGCTGGTGCTGCCGCCGGGATCGGCCGAGGTGCACCCGCGGCCGGCCTTGGGGCTGCCGCTTGGGTAGCGGCAGGGGCTGGAGCAGCGGCAGGGGTTGGAGCCGCGCCGGCCTCCCTGGCGGGCCACTGCTTCTCGACAGTCGCCCTCTTGATGGTGAGCGACTCCCTCACCTCGCCGGTCTCCTGGTGCGTCCAGGTGCGCAGGCACAACTCGCCCGCGACGAACACGCTGTCCCCCTTGACCAGGTTGTTCGCCACCCATTCGGCAGGGCCGCCCCAGATCTCGACCGTGAACCACAGCGCTGGCGGCTCCTCGCCGCGCACCTTCGCCTGGCGGGCGGCGACGGTGAACTTCGCCACCGGCTGGGTGGCGTTATCGGGATACCTCAGCTCAGGGTCGCGGCCGAGGTTTCCGGTGACAGTGATGTTGCAAGCCATTGGTTGTGCTTTTCGTAAGCGTGGATCCCCTCTACGGGGTAAAGAACCTTGTTGCCGATCTTGACGTAAGGCGGACCAGGGGAGCGAGAACACCGCCAGTTGGCAAGCGTCTGCGGGCTGATCCGCCACCGTGCAGCTACTTCCTTGGTTGTGAGGAAGGCAGCCAACTCACTCATCAATCACCTCCGAACGGGCACTCTTCAGGAGGGCCGTACTCACCCTCCTCTTCGCCCTGCTGACTCTGCGCTTCCAGCGTTGGTTGCACAGCGGTTTCGTCGCCAACCTCCGGTGCAGCAACTGCCACGGCAGCAGCTCGACGGGGGCGTGGTGCGGGCTTGGGGGCAGGCTCTGGCTCTGGGGCAGGCTCTGCCTCCACCACCTCCGCGTCGACCGTGGCGGGCGTCGGAGCGGCGGCGATCTGCCGGTTCAGGTCGGCCAC